CGCAAGCTGCTCACGCTCGCAAAGAGCCGGGCCAAGAAGCGGGGGCTCCCCTTCGACCTGGACATCGAGCACCTACACCAGATCGCCACCGACCGCTGCCCGGTCTTCGGCACGCCCTTCGAGTGGGGCCGGGTTGGCCAGGGAAGGTCGTCCGACATGCCGTCCCTGGACCGCGTGGTGCCAGAGCTTGGGTACATAAGGTGCAACGTGTCGTTCATATCGACACTCGCGAACAGGATCAAGCAGAACATAACCGAGCGCGAGCTCTACAAGGTGGCCGACTGGCTGCACGACAAACGAAAGGAGGTGCTACGTGCTATTGAGGGAAAACCTTCACCCATACCAGAGGCGCCTGATCGAGCAGGCCGCGACGACGGGCAGCGTGGGCCTGCTGATGGAGCCGGGCCTGGGCAAGACAATAACGTGCCTCACCATTATCCGGGATCACTGCCCGGGACGGAGTTTGATCGTCGCCCCTAAGCGCGTGGCCGAGACCGTGTGGGCCCAGGAGTGCGAGAAGTGGGAGCACCTGGCCGGCATGCGCGTGGCCAAGGTGATGGGGCCGCGCCGTGAGCGCTACATGGCGCTAAACTCCGACGCCGACGTCTACGTCATCAACGTGGAGAACCTCACGTGGCTGGTGGACAGCTGGGTGCCGGGGCTCTTCCAGAACCTCGTCGTCGACGAGAGCAGCCGCTTCAAGGACCCCTCCACGAAGCGCTTCAAGGCGCTGCGCCGGGTTCTGCCCACATTCCGGCGAAAGTTCATCCTGACCGGCACCCCGACCCCGCAGGGCCTCGGGGACCTCTGGTCCCAGGTGTTCATACTGGACGGCGGGGAGCGGCTCGGCAAGGGCGTCACCAGCTTCAGGGACAACTACATGCTGCCGGGGGACCGCAGCCGCCGCAACGGCGTCGTGTATAACTGGAAGCCGCGCCCCGGCGCCGCCGCCGCGATCCTGAACAAAATATCCGACGTGTGCTTCAGCCTGAGGGCCGAGGACTACCTGCAGCTGCCGACCCGCTCCGTGGTGAACCACGCGGTGCCGCTCGACGACGACGCGGCCGCCAAGTACAAGGAGCTCAAGAAGCACCTCGTCACCAACGTGCACGGCACCGACATCACCGCCGTGAGCGCCGCCGCGCTGGTCAACAAGCTGATGCAGCTGACCTCCGGGGTCATGTACGACCTGGAGGGCGCCGAGGTGGAGGTCCACGGCGGCAAGCTGGACTCGCTCGAGTCGATCGTGGAGCAGAGCTCCGGCCCCGTGCTGGTGTTCTACAACTACCGCAGCGCCCTGCGCCGCATACTGGCCAGGTTCCCCCAGGCCAGGGAGATGGACACGGGCACCATCGAGGCCTGGCGCAGGGGCGAGGTGCCGGTCATGGTGGCGCACCCCCAGTCCGGCGGCATCGGCGTGAACCTGCAGTGCAACGCCGGGGAGATGGCCCACGTGGTCTGGTACGACATCCCGTGGAGCTCGGAGAGCTACGTGCAGGCCAACGCCCGGGTCCACCGGCAGGGCCAGACCAAGCCCGTCACCATCCACCACCTGCTCGCCACCAAGACAATCGACGAGCAGGCCCTGATGGTGCTGGAGGGAAAAATAAATTTGCAGGACGCGGTCTTGAGCGCCCTGGACTTTGTATAAGTTGATACAGGATGACAACAATCGTACACAAAGTTAACGCGGCGGCGCCCAGGCTGTCCGACGAGGAGCCCGACCTGATGGAGCAGGAGGACCTCGACGGGCTGTCCAGCGCCAACTTCGAGGGCTGGCTGCCCTGGACGGGGGACGACATCGTCGACATACGGCGCATCGTCCAGGAGAGGCTCGAGCCCAGGCAGCGCGAGATCGTGGAGGCCTTCCTGACCGGCAGGACGGCCGAGGAGGTCGGCGTCACGGAGAAGTACTGGCGCTACCACCTCAAACGTGCCGTGGAGTTCATTAAAAAGGAGATGGGCGTATGAGCCCCAGGATCATCGTGCTGACCGGCAGGGCCCGGTCGGGTAAGTCGACGGTCTCGCAGTACCTGCGGGACACGCACGGCTACACCTGCGTCAAGTTCGCGCAGGTGCTCAAGGACATGCTGCTGACGCTCGGCCTAACCGCCGAGCACATCGAGGGGCCACTTAAGGAGATGCCCTGCGGGCTGCTGGGCGGCAAGACGCCGCGGTTCGCCATGCAGACCCTTGGCACCGAGTGGGGCCGGGACATCATCAGCCCGGACCTCTGGGTGAACAGCTGGCGCGCCAGCGTGCAGCGGCTGCTCGACGGCGGCCGTAACGTCGTGACGGACGACTGCCGCTTCGACAACGAGCTGGACGCGGCGCTGTCGCTCGGCGCCGTGGTGGTGCGGGTGGTCCGGCCGGACCCGCTCCAGCAGATCCAGGGCACGCACCCCAGCGAGTTCGTGCCCGAGTACTTCGACGCCCAGGTGAACAACACGGGCGCCGTGCAGGACCTTCACGACCAGATCGAACAACTTATCAAGGAGAGCTAGATGGAAGAGAACAGAATCAAGTTGGAGATGACCCTGCCGGAGATCAACGCGCTGCTCAGCGTGCTCGGGCAGGCCCCCTTCGTGTCGTCCTACCAGCTGGTGTCGCTGATCCAGGACCAGGCCGCCCCGCAGGTTCTGGAGATGGCCGCCAACGAGGAGTCGCAAGGTGAAGCCGACGCTAATTAGCCAGCTCATGACGCGCGCCGGCGTCAGCAACAAGGAGAACGTCGAGAAGGCCCGCCACGAGCTGGCCGGGGCCATCACCAGGGTCGTCATCAACGAGGCCCTGGCGGAGGCCAAGGCACGCGCGAGGGCCCGTGACGAGGGCGGAAAGCCCAAGGATCCTGCATAAGTGTAGATAGAGGGGCCGGACTGGACTCGACGCGGGCCAGGGCGCGGAGCGCAACCCCGCGGACCTCGGTTCGACACCGAGCGGCTCCACCACACAACCAGGAGACAGCATGGAAGACTTCAAGCGCATGCCCAAGATGGCGGCGGGAGGCTCGGCCAGGCCCGGCCTTTACGCAAATATTCACGCAAAGCAGGAGCGCATCAAGAAGGGCTCCGGCGAGAAAATGCGAAAGCCTGGCAGCCCCGGCGCCCCCACGGCGGAGGCGTTCAAGGAATCGGCCAAGACCGCCAAAAAATAATGAGCAGAATCAAGTACGTATACAAGCCGGAGATGTGCGACAAGCTCATCGAGATGGGCAAGCTCGGCTTCAGCCAGAAGATGATGTGGTCCGAGATCGGCATCACCAAGGGCGTGGCCGACGCCTGGGCCAAGAAGTACCCGGACTTCGCGGAGGCCCTGGCGCTCTCGCTCGTCCACAGCCAGGCGAAGTGGGAGCGCGACATCATTGAGAACGTGAACAACAAGGGCTTCAACTCCCGCATCGTCGAGATAGCCCTCAGGGGCCAGTTCCCGCAGGACTACAAGGAGACCCGCGAGCAGAAGATCGACCTCAAGGCCGACGTGGTGGTGGACTTCACCGGCGCCGTGAACGACCTGATCAAGAAGCTCAAGGACGCCCAAGAGTAAATCAACCACTTAGGCTCACAACAAAAAGGCACCCACTGGGTGCCTTTTTTGCATTAGTGGTTATACGACCTCAACGACTTGACCGACTAAAAAGGAAGCCAGCATGACAGCACACGCCATACTATCCGCCTCAGCGTCCAAGAGATGGCTGACCTGCACGCCGAGCGCCAGGCTCGAGCAGACGCTTCCAGAGATCAAGCGCGCCCCCGGCGAGTTCGACTTCTCCGCGGAGGGCACCGAGGCCCACACCCTGGCCGAGATCAAGCTACGCCTGCAGTTCAACCAGATCAGCCCCGAGGAGTATGAGAATGCTTATCAATCAATCAAGGCGGGCCCGTACCACTCCGAGGAGTTCGAGTCGCACGTCGACAGCTACGTTCTCTACGTACGCTCCCAGATTGGCGATGGGGACACTCCGCTGTTTGAGCAGCGCGTGGACTTCAGCGACTACGTACCTGACGGCTTTGGTACTGCTGATGTCGTCATACTTTCCAAGCACAAGATACGCGTCATCGACCTTAAGTTTGGGCGCGGACTGCCGGTGGAGGCGAAGGATAACCCGCAGCTACGCCTGTACGCTCTTGGCGCCTACTGCAAGTTCAAGGAGGACTACCCGGAGCTCAAGGAGGTTGAGTACACGATCCACCAGCCCCGGCTCGACAGCATAACGACCGACGGCACCACCGTGGCCAGGCTGCTGGACTGGGCCGCCTACTTCGTGAGGACCAAGGCCAAGAAGGCCTGGGCGGGCTCGGGGGAGTTCGTGCCGGGGGACCACTGCCAGTTCTGCCGCGCCAAGCACGCCTGCCGCGCGAGGTCGGACTTCGTCAACGAGCTCTCGGCGCTGGAGTTCAGGCCGGCCGCGCTGCTCGGCGACGACGAGATCGAGGAGCTGCTAAGTAAGGCATCCCACCTGCGGACCTACGTAAACGACCTGGAGCACTACCTCACGGAGCGCGCCATCAAGCAGAGCATCGTCCCCCGGGGCTACAAGCTCGCGCCGGCCAAGACGCACCGCCGCATCGCCGACGCGGGCCTGGCCGCCGCCGTGCTGGTGGAGAAGGGCTTCAAGGAGGAGGACATCTACGAGCCGCGGTCGCTGCGGTCCGTGGCGCAGCTCGAGAAGTTGTCGCAGAGGGGCCACGTCGCCTCGCTGCTGGGCGGGCTCATCGTGCGGCCGGAGGGCGCCATGCGCCTGGTCAGGGACACCAACAACGCGGAGGAGGACTTTAAGAATGAGTAAGCGAGAGGCCGTCAAGGAGCAGTACTGGGGCAGCGACCTAACCTTCCTGGAGCCAGAGGAATTCGACGAGGCCATCGTGGGCGTGGCCTACCGGATCAACACGCTGGCCGTGTGCTACAGCGTCGAGAAGATCCTGGAGCTGCTGCAGGCGGGCGAGGAGGGCATGGGCCCGGACGAGGCCAGGGAGTTCTTCGACTTCAACATCTGCGGCTCCTACGTGGGCGACAGCAGCCCGCTCTTCCTCGAGGCGGACTTCCTATGAGCGCCTGGCTCATAGGCCTCGTGGGCCTCATCTACCTATTCTGCTCCGTGGAGTTCTTCGTAAAGGGCAACAACGGCATGGGCATGGCCTTCCTGGGCTACGCGATCGGCAACCTCGGCCTGCTCATGGTGACGCGTTGAGGGTCGAGGACCACGGCCACATCTTCGAGGTGCCGGAGTCACTTATCGAGAGCTTCAGGCTGGAGTTCATGAACGAGGACCACGACTACATCAGCCTCATCCGCGACTCGACCTGGATGATCAAGCAGACCGTGGCCGTCATGCCGAGACTACTTGACGACGAGGAGATAGTTGGTGATATAATCAAGGCTCACGCGATGAGGGAGGCACTGTCCCGAATTGGGAAGCTCTACGACGCGTGAGTTTGTATTAGTTGTGCACGGGACTGAGCCGCCCCGAATTGTCGGCTCTTACGCTAAAAAGGAAAGCCAAGATGGCAAACGCAATCAAGTTAGTAACCGGCAAGGTACGCTTCTCATACGCAAACGTCTTCACCCCGAAGGCGCCCGTCGAGGGCGGCACCCCCAAGTACTCCGTCTCAATCATCATCCCCAAGTCCGACACCGAGACCGTCGAGCGCATCAAGGCCGCGGTTGAGAAGTGCAAGGAGGAGAACAAGTCGATCTGGGGCGGCAGCATCCCCAAGGGCCTCAAGGGCGGCCTGCGCGACGGTGACACCGAGAAGGACGACCCCGCCTACGCAAACTCCTACTTCATCAACGCAAACTCAACCCAGAAGCCCGGCCTGGTGGACGCAGACCGCCAGCCGATCATTGACGCCGACGAGTTCTACTCGGGCTGCTACGGCCGCGCGTCGATCAGCTTCTTCGCCTACAACACCCAGGGCTCCAAGGGCGTTGGTTGCGGCCTGAACCACCTCCAGAAGACCGACGATGGCGAGCGCCTCGGCGGCGTCAGCACCGCCGCGGCTGACTTCGCGATCTAGTAGTTCCAGCAGCACCCGCCCCAGGGCACCGGGGCGGGTCCATCAACCACCACACGAAAATCCCCACTAATGGATCAATACCAACAATACATTGGAATGAGCCGCTACGCCCGGTTCATGGACGACAAGGGCCGCCGCGAGAGCTGGCCCGAAACAGTCGAGCGCTTCGTCGACTACATCTTCACCCGCACTGAGGCCATCAAGGACGACCAGTCGCTGCGCCAGCGCATCCGCGACGCGATCGTCAGGCTGGAGGTGATGCCCTCCATGCGCGCCGTCATGACGGCCGGCAAGAGCGCCGACCGCGACAACACCTGCATCTACAACTGCTCCTACCTGCCGGTCGACGACCCCAAGTCATTCGACGAGGCGATGTACATTTTGATGTGCGGCACCGGCGTCGGCTTCTCGGTGGAGAGCCGCTACGTGTCGCAGCTCCCCGAGGTGCCCGAGCAGCTCTTTGAGAGCGAGCACGTCATCGCCGTCCACGACTCCAAGGAGGGCTGGGCGAAGTCCTTCCGGCTCCTCATCGCGCACCTCTACGCGGGCGAGATTCCCCGCTGGGACGTGAGCAAGGTCAGGCCCGCCGGCGCCAGGCTCAAGACGTTCGGAGGCCGCGCCTCCGGCCCCGGCCCCCTCGTCGACCTGTTCGCCTTCACCGTGAACACCTTCAGGCACGCCAAGGGCCGCAAGCTCAACACGCTGGAGTGCCACGACATCATGTGCAAGGTGGGCGAGGTGGTGGTCGTGGGCGGCGTGCGCCGCTCGGCCATGATCTCCCTGTCCGACCTGGACGACGAGCGCATCCGCCACGCCAAGGCCGGGCCCTGGTGGGAGACCGCGCCGCACCGCGCCCTGGCGAACAACAGCGCCGTGTACAACGAGACGCCCACCGTGGGCAAGTTCATGGAGGAGTGGCTCTCGCTCTACAACTCGCACAGCGGCGAGCGTGGCATATTTAACCGGGAGGCGGCCCGCGCCGTGATCACGAAGCACGGGCACCGCGACCCAAACCACGAGTTCGGCACCAACCCGTGCTCGGAGATCATCCTGCGCCCCTACCAGTTCTGCAACCTGACCGAGGTGGTGGTGCGCCACGACGACACGCTGGAGACGCTCAAGGACAAGGTCGAGCTGGCCACGATCCTCGGGACCATCCAGTCCACCTTCACGAAGTTTACCTACCTGCGCAAGGTCTGGCAGAGGAACACGGAGGAGGAGCGCCTGCTGGGCGTGTCGCTTACCGGCATCTACGACAACCTGGAGATGTGCACAAATGGAAAAGATCTCGAGTCTACGCTTAGTGCACTCCGTGAGCACTCCCGCGCTGTCAACAAGAAGTGGGCTGAGAATCTCGGAGTCGCTGAGAGCGCGGCTATTACATGTGTTAAGCCATCAGGAACAGTATCGCAACTCGTTAATTCTGCTTCTGGAATACATCCAAGACACTCCAGATATTACATCAGACGAGTTAGGGGTGATAAAAAAGATCCTCTCACCAGCTTCCTTGTGTCCCAAGGAGTTCCTGCCGAAGACTGCGTCTACAAGCCGGAGCAGACCACCGTCTTCAGCTTCGCCCAAAAGGCCCCCGCGGGGCTCGTCCGAGATGACGTCAGCCCCATCTCCCACCTCGAGCTCTGGCTCGCCTACCAGCGAGGATGGTGCGAGCACAAGCCCTCCGTCACCATCTCGGTAGCGGAGAAGGACTGGCCCGCCGTCGGGGCCTGGGTGTGGGAGCACTTCGACGAGATGAGCGGCGTGAGCTTCCTGCCGTACGACGGCGGCACCTACCGCCAGGCGCCCTACGAGGAGTGCACCGAGGAGAAGTACGAGGAGCTCAGGGCGAAGACGCCGACGATTGACTGGTCCCAGTTCCTCGAGAGCACGGACAACGTGGAGGGGGCCCAGACGCTTGCTTGCGTCGCCGGGGCCTGCGAGATATGATGGAGAGCCCGTGGAAGTGCCCTCCCCTGAACCTCTGGAACTGGAACCTTGCGTGGAGGTGGAGGACCCCCTAGTTTTTCTGTAGTGTGGTGTAGTGTGTGGTGACCTGCTTGGGGGGAGGCCAGTACGGCTCCCCACTTTTTGGCCGATGCGTCGGCCCCGCCCTAGGAGCAAAGCATGATCGTTAGCATCGACTTCGAGACGAGGAGCCTCCTCGACCTCCCACGCGTGGGCCTGGACCGCTACGCCCGCGACCCCAGCACCGAGGTCATCTGCATGGCCTACTCGCTGGACAACGCCGAGCCGCAGCTGTGGCTGCCCGGCCAGCCCCTGCCCAAGTTTCTATCGAGCGGCACGGACCTAATCTGCGCATGGAACGCCGCCTTCGAGGTGAACATAATCCGGCACGTGCTCGGCCTCGATGCGCGCTGGGAGAACTTCCTCGACACCATGGCCGTGGCCGCCGCCAACAACGTGCCGCAGTCCCTCGAGGAGGCCGCCATATTCCTGGGGCTCTCCCAGCAGAAGGACCCCGTGGGTCGCCGACTCATTCAGAAGCTGTCCAAGCCAAACGCGAGGGGCCAGTTCAACATGGACCCCGAGCTGCTCGCGCAGATGTACGAGTACTGCCGCCAGGACGTGCGGGCCGAAATGGCCGTCGCGGCCAGGCTGCGCACCCTGCAGACGAACGAGAGGGCGCTGTGGGCCCTCACGCAGCGCATCAACGACCGCGGCGTGCCCGTCAGGCCCGAGGAGCTGCAGAACGCCATACGAACCGCCGGGGCGAACCGGGAAAAGATCTCCGAGGAGATGCGCTCCATCACCGGCGGCGCCGGCCCGAGCCAGCCCGGCAAGATACTGGAGTGGCTGAGGGGCCAGGGCGTCGAGGCCGCCGACCTACGCGCGCAGACCGTGGAGGAGATGCTGCGGGCCGGCCAGCCCCCGCTCGTGCGCCGCGTCCTGGAGCTGCGGCAGCAGGGCTCCCTGACCAGCGTGGCCAAGTACGAGAAGATGCTGCAGGTGCAGGTGGGCGGCCGCGTGCGCAACACGCTGGTCTACCACGGCGCCTCGACGGGCCGGTTCGCCTCGCGGGGCGGCCTCAACCTGCAGAACCTGCCGAGGCCCCACTACCGAGACGACCAGCAGGAGGCCCTAGATGAGGCCATAGGGCGGGTCCTGGTCGAGGGGAGGGGCGGAACCATGGAGGAGCTCTCCAGCCTCGTCAGGAGCGCTATTAGGGCCCCCGACGGCTATGTATTCGTGGACGCCGACTTCTCGAGTATTGAGAACAGGGTGGCGTCATGGATAGCCGGTCAAAATGATAAGCTCGAGCTGTTCCGGCAGGGCCTGGACGAGTACAAGACGTTCGCATCTAAGAGCCTCTACGATGTGCCCTACGACGAGGCAGGTGGCCAAGTCGGCCGTCCTCGGCTGCATGTTTGGGCAGGGAGCCAAGGGCCTGGTCAGGTACGCCAAGGGGATGGGGGTTGAGATGGACGAGGAGCGGAGCAAGGAGGTCGTCGAGGCCTACCGGTCCGACTACCACATGGTGAGGAGCTGCTGGTACGGATTTGAGAGCGCCGCGCTGGACAGCGTCCGCACACTGGGCGGCGCGTTCCAGTTCAGGGGCACGACCTTCAAGTGCCAGAACCGCGCGATGTGGGTGAGGCTTCCCAGCGGACGGCTAATATGTTGGCAGGACCCAGCGGTCGAACCTAAGAAGACACCGTGGGGCGCCGAGCGCGATACGGTCACCGTTCGGGGGCAGGACACCTTCACCCGCAAGTGGGAGCGCTACGACCTCATAGGGTCCAGCATGTTCCAGAGCGTGGTTCAGGCGACTGCCAGAGATTTTCTCGCCGACGTGATGGTGCGGCTTGACGACGAAGGATACGACGTAATCAACACGGTCCATGACGAGGTCCTTTTGCTGGTGCCAGAAAAAGACGGAGACTCCGCCTTAGGACGCGTGGTCGAAATAATGACCACGCCGCCTAAGTGGGCTGAGGGGTTCCCGCTCGCCGCGGAGGGTTGGTTCGGCGACCGCTACCGCAAGTAGCTCAGCAGTTCCACTTGCGCAGTGACTTGTTGATTCGGCTGTCCGGGTCCTTCGCCGTCTCGGACGAGGTCAGCTTCTCCTTCATGCCCTTCATCCTGGCGCAGAACGAGTCGCGGCGCGCGCCGCCCTCTGGCTGCGGCCGCTTGAGGGTGCCGCCGGTCTCGGCGTGGTAGGAGGCCCTGCCCGCGGCGTTGAGGCCGCCCTCGGGGTTCTTCCCCTCCTTGCGCTGCCAGGCAGGCGTCTTGCCGCCGGCTGCTAGGTGCGCCAGTCCGCCAGACTTCTTGCCTGCTCGCTCCTTACCGAGGAGAATTAGGTCCCTGGCCTCCTCGGGGCTGATGCCGAGGCGGTCGGCCGCGTTTGCAATTTCAATGGCCTGCAGCTCAAGCTTAGGCGCGCCCACCTTGGTCTTCACCCCGGTTGCGTGGCCGAGGCCGCCCCACAGAATGGCCTGCGCCGGCACGGACTCGGTGCCCATCTCCTCTGCAATTTTCTGTCTCCACCACGGCGCGAGCTGCTGAATCTCAGGCGTCGACACGCTCTCCGCGGTGCTCTGGCCTGTGCGTACGTCGGCGAGACCAACGCCGCGGCTCCAGTGCGCGTCGCCCACGGGGATGTCTGTTTGGAAACCCAGCGCAGGCACGCTGCTGGCCTCAATGTATGGCGGGGCCTTCGGGCTGTCCATGCCGTGCTCGCCTGTTTGCAGGTACTTGCCCTGCGAGGCACTGGCGCGCTGGTGGCCAACCCTGCCAGGGACGGACATCAGGTCCTGGGGGTAGGACGCAATTCCTGTTTTCTCATCTGCGCGCATGCCGCCGTACTTGACCCAGTCGGGGAACCGGCCCTGCTCGGCCATCATGTGCGCCGCGGACGCACGGCGGAACTCGTTTGGAACGGGCATGTTGGGTGACTCAATGCCGCCGAATGTGTTCAGCTGCCTGTACAGCCGCGCGGCCTCCTCGGGCCCTGCAAGCTGGACCAGGCGGTCGTACATTGGGTCCATCGTGTACCAGCCGTGCATGCCTCGGTACATCGCGGGCGCACGCGTCTGAAGCTCCGACATAGTGTCGAGGATGCGCTGCTCGTTCTGCGGCGTCATGACGGCCTCGGCGGCGGCGCTCCCCTTTGGGTTTTTAGCTGCGCCGGGAATGACGCCGGGCATGTTGCCCTTCCGCCTAGACATCTCGTAGAGGTCGTCCCGCGTTACACCAAATAGCTGCTTGAGGAAAGGGCTCTCCTCCGCGGTTCGTTCGGCGGCCTTGGCCGCAATAATGTCTGGGCGCTCGTAGATGCCCGGGTACGACATCCGCAGCGGGTTGCTGACGGTCTGCTGCACGGCGGGGAGACTGTCAAGCACGCCCTTAACGCCGCGTCCTACCATCTCCGCGGCGGCCTTCCTGCCGCCGGCCATGTGCACCAGCCCGCCGACGGCGCGCTCCTGCGGCTCGTTCATGCGGTCCCTGGCGAAGTTAACCACGGGCGCGGCCAGGTTGACCAGGCCCCCAATAATTTTTGCTTTCGGCGACCTGTTAATCATCGAGAATGGCGCGCCCGCGGCGCCGACCGTCGAAATGCCGGCGCCAACCACGTCGCCCTCCTGCGCCCTGTTCCAGGCGTCGGCCATGTTGTAGCCCGCCGCGCCGCCGCCCACGATCCTGGACGTGCGGGGGTAGACCTTGCTCCTTGCCACGCCGGAGATAAACGCCTCCGTCGGCGTCCTGCCGGTAATCCGCATGGCCGCGCCTCGTTCCGCGTCCCGGACGGCCCGCATCCTGGCCTGCTCCGCGGCAAGTTGCTCGGCCCGCTCGGATGCGCCCGCAACGGTTAGTGGCCTGTCCGTGGTTATTCGTGAGGAGACCTTGCCGCTACCAACCGGCGCGCGCTCTTTTTTGTACTGCTCCGTCACCTCTTGGACCGTCTCCCCGGTCCCCGACCCGAAGCCGGTCTTTGCCATGTACTTTTGTCCTGGGGAGGCGTCGGACCCCCCAACCATCTCGGCCCTAAGATCTTTGATTAGCTTTTTTCTTTGGTCCATCGCCTCCAGGCCGGGCTCAATTATTGGCGTCACGATGCGGCCAACCACTGCGCCCGCCCCGACGCCATACAGCGGGTTGACGGTTAGCTTGTCGTCCCCGCTCATTTTTTTGAGCTCCTCCTCGCTGTAGTACTCCTGCTTGGGGGTGAGCGAGGCGGCGATCTCCTCGACCTGGGCCTGCTGCTGGTCGGGCGGCAGGTTGGCAAAACTGTCGTCGACCTCGACGATGTGTCCGTTGATCTCTAATCTCATTATTGGACGATCCTCCACTTGGTGCCGCCAGACGTTGACCCGGAGCTGGGGGGCGCCGCCGCACTCTCTGGCTTGGGCACCTTCAGCGGGGAATTTGCTATCTTGCTCAACTTGTCGTGGTACTCGTTGATGAGCGCCTGGTACTCCTTGGTGCCCTTGAAGGTGTTGATGTTGCTCATGCCGGAGTCGGCGAAGGCCTTGTTAAGCTTAAGGTTAAGCTCGGACCGCGCAATCAGGGCGTCCTGTATCTTGATGATGTTGCCCGGGCTATCTTTTAGCGTTCCAACCACCTGGGCAACCATGTCACGCTCGTAGTTTGAGACCGAGCCCGAGCCCTTGAGTATGCTGGAGAAGTTGGCCGCGTTTTTCTGGAGCAGGCTGGCAAGTCGGCTGCGGGCTTCGATGTACTCGTTCTCGTTGCCCTTCATGCCCTTGTACTTGGGGTCGGCGCGCAGTATGGCCTCGGAGAGGGGGATACTTATGGTCCCAATTGGCGTCGTGAGGCCCTCCTCCGCAAGCTTGGCCAGGGCGTTGCCCATGCCGAACTTGTTAAGCACCCCGACAACCTGCGGGGTCTTGGTGACGAGCGTCTTAATCTCCTCCGAGATATTCTTCTGCTCAGTGTTTTTGACGGGGTCTGTGTCCTCGTAGTGCTTCTCCAGGGCCTTCTTGTTAACGTCTTTGCGGGCCTCAATCTCCGCCTCGGACTCCTTCTTCTTCAACTCGGCCTCCTGCTTGGCCTCGTAGAGCGTGGGGCGCTGCTTGCCGGTCGTTGGGGCGGTGACGTCCGTGCGGGTCTGCGACGGCGCCGCGGCCAGCCTGACTGGCTCGGCGGGCGCCCTCCTGCCGCTCTCGAACTCGGAGATGGCGTCGGCAACTTTCTTGAGATTCTCCGGCGTGTTCTCGATCTTGTCGCCTGGATTGATGCCGAGCCTCTTTGCGATGTAGTTGCCGTAGTTCGTGGTGGACTCGGCGGAGTTGCCGGGCGCCGCGGCGGGGGACCAGGTCTCGGCCAGCCTCTCCGGCGTCACCTCGGCGTCGCCGAAGCGCCGCTTGAAGGCGCCGCTCTGCCCGCTGATCTTAAGCTGCAAGTCGGCCTCGAGCGCGGCCCGGCCCTTCCCGGGCGTGTCGAAGTTGCGGAAGAGGCCCGTCTTGGGGTCGACGATGTTGCCGGGGTTGTTGACGCCGCCCAAGGTCTTGGCCGGGGCCGCGGTGGTTGGGGCCGCGGTGACCTCGGCAATTTTTTGTTGGCCCCTGTCCGTTAGCTTGGCGCTTCCGGACTGCACCCGCTGCATCGCGGTGAAGGTGTCCACCAGCTCAATGCGTCCATCGTCGAGGACAATTTCAATTTCCTTCTTGTACGCGGAGGGGTTGTTCTCGAGCTTGACGCGCTCGTTGACGGACGTCTTAAACCAGTCGTCGAAAACTTTCTTTGCCTCATCGTCGCTGCCCTTGGCGGAAAGCATGGCCATCTGCTGCCTCACCGGCTCCGGGATATTAAGGGCCGCCCCGCCAGCCCCGGCCGTGGCCGCCCCGCCAGCCCCGGCCGTGGGCGCTCCACCAATCAGGGTCTGCAGGTACTCCTTGTTTCTTTTTGCC